ATATTTCGATAATAAAAGGCATTGCGATGCGCGCCAGCGGTTACAATGACTTCAACAAGATACCGAGGGAGCGGCTGCGCAACCTCATAGCGACATTTAACAACAAAGTCAAGGACGCTCGCGCGGTTGATGCCCTGACCGATGCGCTGCTCATGCAGCACTATGCCGCCGGGGGCGAGATAGACCCGACACTAAATTAACGAGCCAATGGAAAAGGACAAAAAAGTGTGCTGCATCTGTGGCAAAGAATTTACAGAATGGGGAAACGACCCTTACCCTGTAAAAGAGGACGGCGAGTGCTGCCGGTCATGTAACTGGGGCGTGGTAATCCCCAAACGAGTAGAACTAAGCAAGCGAGAACATGAGCAAGGAACTGGAAAGAATTAAATCCTATGTGCTGGAGCAGACGTCCGGCATGAGCGAGAACAGCAAGGTCGAGCTATTGGACGCACTGGCATGGTGGGCGAGCGATGCGGCCGGACATTTGAACTATGACTCGCCAGACGCCGAGGACTATGACAATTAGAAGCTGAGCCGGTGTAAAAGGACACGCACCGAAACAGTTAAACACAATTTAATAACCACTTAAACACCCTTAAAAATGAGTGAGCAAGTAACAATCAGCGCCGAGGAGTTCAAGCAATTTCAGGCGTATCAGGCCGAAAAGGCCAAACAGGAGGCCGCAGAGGCACGCAAGGCACAGCGGGCAACTTATCAGCAAATGGTTGATGACGAACTGGCGGCAGCAGTGCCGGAGCTTCGCGCCCTGAGCGAACAGATTAAGACAGTCAAGGACGCCACGTTCGGCAACTTCGCCGCAGTGCTTGATATAAAAGCCGAGGTCGTGGGGTTCAAGGAGGGAGGACAGTTCAGCCACACGTTTACCAACACGGACAGCACACAGCGCCTGACGCTGGGGGTTAATACAGTGGACGGTTGGACCGACATGGCCGAGACCGGCATTGCAATGGTGCGCCGTTATCTGGAGAGTCTGGCCACTGACGACAAGACCCAGTCGCTTGTGACGGCGGTGCTGCGTCTGTTGAGTAAAGACCGCCAGGGCAACCTCAACGCCAGCAAGGTGCTCCAGCTCCAAAAAATGGCCGAGGACAGCAAAGATGAGCAGTTTATCGAGGCTGTGAAGATAATCCGGGAAAGCTATCAGCCTACCGCGACACGCCGCTATATCCGCGCCCAGTATCGCGATGAGAGCACCGGCAACGCGTGGCGCAACATACCGCTGAGCATAACCGACGTGGACCTGTTGCCGGAAAATGAAACAGCCCCGGAACCTGATGCAGAAGCAGAGGGAACCGAGGCGGAAGCGGCCGAATAAAAAAGACCGCGCCGACGTGCTGCCTAAACAGCCAACCGCCGACGCCGAGCCTTGTGTAAAAGGACGGTGCAAAGATACAAATAAATCGGTGAATGACAAAGAAAAGAAGGCACAAAAGCACGTTGGCGCGGGCAGAGAAAATAAAAGCCCTCACGGCGATGCACTATGAGGCCGGCAACCAGGCAAAATGTTACAAAGCTGTATGGCGGCGCTGGATTGATCCAGAGTTTGGTATCTGTTACCGCACCTATCTGAACATGCTGGGACTTGACCCGGAAACCGAGAGCCGCCAAGACAATCAACCCTCGTTATTTGACGAACTCTAAAAAAGCACCCCTGACGGACGCAAGAGCCGCCAGGGGTGTTGTCGTATTAGTCGCGCTTTCCAATCGCGACAGAGAGGCCGGAAACAGCCCTGACGGGGCGCATGGCTGTTATGTCCTGTACGCCGCAGACATAACGCTCCACATTTTCGACAATTTCGGCATGATCGTGGTTGGTGGCCGAGGTGGTAAGCATGAAGCCGGAGAAATTGTCGCCACGCAGCCCCTGCATGGCGGCGTTAATGCTGTCGAGCAGGTCAAATACTGCCAGGGCTTCGTCAATTCCCGGCTCATTGTGGCCGTGAGTGGCGACGGCACGGGTTACGACATGGAGGCGGACAGCCAACGCGCCACGGCGGGCACCCATGTTTTGCTGCTTCCATTCCACAGCTTCAAACTCAATAAAGACGGCGGCAAAGGGGAAAGCCGCCCCGCCGTTGAGTGTCTGGACCTGGTTGTTCCAGAGGTCAACAAAGGCCACGCCCGGAACGGCGGCCACAGCTTCGGCAATAGCCTTAAAAATCTGTTTTCTCATTTTCGTAGAAATTCAGTAAGTGATAAATTGAACTTTTTTAGGTTGTCGTCGATAACGCCCCGGATGATGCGCTGTGTGTCCGGTCCGTCGCCGATGAACTGGCGTTGCGGCATGTTGAACTTACGCTGATGAGCACGCACGGTGTATATTTTGCCCTTTTTGGACTTGCGTGTGTGCGCCCTTACCTGTTTGAAGCCTGTGCCGCCCTCATTGTGCAAGGTTGTGTAAGGGAGTGCCGATGAGAAGCGCACACCGTCGCCGGAGACTTCGCCCTGTGCTGATCGTCGCATTGCACTTGTGACAACGAGCAATGAGCCTTTGGGGTAGTCATGGGCGCGGGGCTTCCATTTGTCGGAGAAAAAGGCCTTACGCTCAAAGTTGCGGTCGAACTCGTCGGAGAGTTCCACGCGCATATCGTCGAGAATGTCGGCTTTTAGTTTGTTGGCGTCGAGCATTTAATCGGTGTTTAAGTGTTATTATATCAGAATAAATTCGTAAATTTGCGGCAATATGGAAATACCGGCAAAAGTCAGACAGGCGGCGCAGTATCTCGTTGAGATGTACGGCGACCACATAGAGCACCTCGGACAGTACCAGGGTGCAGAGGCTTTTTATTACCGTTTTCCTGATGATATAACCGCAGGCTTTCCACCGGTGTACCTGTTGAAAGGCGATGTACTCCGGGAGGTGGGCGAATTTGAAGCCCTTGAAATAATAGGATCATTTGTCGAAAATCTCAGCGAAAGCGATATTGAATAGTTTGTTATCCACTCGCATTATACCGCGGCAGCCGTGCATGGTTGCCGCGCCGTTTTTACTAAGGTTTTCCAAATTGCGCCCGGTGCCTTTGGAATTGTCAACCTGTGGTTCAATATAGCGCAGGGAGCCGTCGGCAAAACGCTGCAAAATGGTAGCGTGGCCGCCCCCGCGTTTCCAGCCGATTGAGAGCATATAAACGCCGGGGTCCTTGCAAATCTCGTTGAAAAATTCCTCATATCTTTTGGGAGTCATGCGCTGGTATTTCTTACCGGCCATCCAGTCGTTGATGCTGGTATGCGTTGCCGGAGTGCCGTCAAGATTTAGCCACTGTTCCCACAGTTGGTTGCCCCGGCTCAGGTATTCCAGCTTTGTGCCCGGAGTGTTTGACTTCGCTGTTACGTTGAAGCCCATGAGGCGCAGCGCATAGGCAGGCGAACAGGTCTGGCAGTTTATGCCATAGCCCCGCTCTTTGCCGTAATTCGGGTTAGCGTGCTGCTTGTCGGCATCGTCCACGCTCATAGGCTTTCCCTTTGTAATGCCGAGGGCCTTTTCTATTTTCAGACAGTGTTCCGCAATGGGCTTTTTCTCCGCTTCGGTCAGAGTGCCCGGCAATTCTGCAATAATTTCAGCGATGCGCTGCTCCCGCTTTTGTTCCTCACTCATTTGCTCAATTACCTGTTTAGCGGCTTCGGGTGCTTTATAGTACGGGTGTTTGGGCGGGAACAGTTGCAGATCCTTGCCGGGATTGAAGCGGAAAATCTGCTGTTTGGCGTTTTCGGTGCAATTATTTCCGCGGAGCATGGAAAGTGCCGGGTCGCTCTGGGGATATTTACCCTTGCGCACCTGCACGGCCGTACAGCGGCAGTTCCAGCCATTCGGCGGCAGGTATAGCGACCAGAACGGGTCAGAGGGCGGCAGCGTTGTGCCGTGCAGAATTGCATGATCCTCACGCACGTGGTCATCCTGTGCCGTGCGGTATTGCAGGTCGTAGCGGTCGCCGTCGGCTTCAATCTGTTGCCAGCGTGAAGCCATTAGGGAAGCCCCGACGGCGTGGTTATACTCCGCATATAGGTAATTGTGGTTATAACGGTTGTTGACCGTCTCCACGTCTTTGCGGAACGCTTCAAAGGGCTTAATGTCGCCTTTGTCGGTAAGGAGGGACAGCCCCACCTCGCGGAGCGTGTGGAATGCCTTGAAGCCGGAGAAAATAAAAGCGTTGTTTTCGAGGGCGTGGCGCACCACTTTCGGGACCTCATGGGGCACGCCGGAGTCGATCCCGCGCTTAATCTGGCGGAGTGTTTCGGCAATGAGGCGGCGAGCTTCGGGCGTGTTCAGCTGCGAAGCATCGAAGCCGCCGGCATTATAGACCATGCCGGCAGCGTCAAAAAAGGCCGTGTCGTCAAAATCGGGCTTGTCTGTCGCGTCCGCCAGCTCCAGCAAGTCATTTTCATACAATGACCCCAAAGCGGCGTTAAACGCGCGATAATCGCTTTGCAGCCGCCCCACCTTGTCAGCCAGTCGCAGGGCGGGGCTCAGTCGAAAAAACGGTCGGGCTGTGTCTTGCTTTCGCGTGGTTTGTCAATGGCCACGCCGTATTTGTCAGTGAAATAGTCGGCGGGGATCTCGTAATATTCCAGGAGCAGGCGTTCAATCTCGCGCTGTTCCGCCGGTGTGTAGCTGGCGGCGTTGTTCCAGACAAAACGTTTCCCCTTGACCGGGAAACCGTGGGCTGCCATGAGCGGCAGCAGACGGCCGTTAACGGTATATCCGGCCATAGTGGCGTCGGCTTCGGTGGTGCGTTCAAAAATTTCCAGGTGTACCTCAGACTGCGAGAGCGAGGAACCGGAATCAATGGTCATAGTCTGGTTAAGAATGACCTTTGACAGCTCCGAGTTGCAACGGTCCACGCGGCGGTCGAACACGTTGTAAGCGTCGCCGCGGCTGCTTTCCTTGATCTCAATGTTGGTGCCCTCAGGGAACAGACCCCAGAACGCCGCGCCCATGTTTTCGAGAGCGTTTTCCACTCTGGCGCGTTCGCTTTCGTCCGGGCTGTTGGTGGTGGCTATTCGCATAGGCTGGCCGAATATCTCGCCAAACATGTCCCAGAACGTGAGCATATTCTTTTTGCTTATGTAAGAGCAGGCACATTTGAGCAGCAGGCCGAGGTCGCGGGGCTTGCCCACTTCCACGCACCAGTTGGCGAAATCGCCCTCACGGTAAGGAATGCCGCTGCGCCAGTCGTCGCCGGGGTTAATGACCACGCGGCCATATTCGGGGACCACGTGCTTGCGCGGCACCAGTTCCACACTGTCGTAACGCATGGTGCCGTCGCCGCGTATGACATCGCCCAACTGTATGAGGGAGTGCCCCCAGTAGGCAGAGTCCAGCACATAGCCCAGAAAATCGGCAAACCATTCCTGCTGCAACAGTTCGGTGGCGGCGACATCTTCCTTGCCGTTGCTATCTACAAGACGGAAATCCTTTTGCAATACCTTGCCCTTACGCTGGGCGATACAGCCGGACAAATGGGCGTCCAGCACACAGTCGGCATAAATGTCATAAAGCCGCTGGCGGTTGGGATTTTCGTAGTCAATGGCAATCTGGTGGGCATTGCGCCAGTCGTTAATATCCTTTTTTGTGAGTGTGTCGGTTTGCTGGAGCAGCTGCGCGGTTATCTTGAGACCCTGTTTGCCGGAAGCCATGCGTGCCAGGGTCATGACTTCGGCACGCGTGGGTCGGTTGAACCAGTCGCGTATGTTTGTTATTATATTGGCCATTTTGAGGGAATGTTAAGTTAAACGGATATTGCCGGCACTGTCGAGGCGGAGGGCACCGGGCGCGGCAAGCCGGAGAGCCGGGGCGACCACCTGCACAGTTACGGTCTTATAGTAGCGCGTGCCGCCGGTGGGTATGACATGGACGCGAGCCAAGCCGGGGCGAAACGGCAAAATGCGGCCGTCCGGTTCCACTCCGGCCGCGCCGCCGAAAGCCTGATAAATTATATTCTGCTGCGCCCCGGCAGGGAGCACCCTTGCATTTATATAGCGCGGCACAGGGTTGCCCAAAGTTACCGGGGCGGGCATCTCCACGCGGAGACCGTCGGGAACCGGGGCGGCTGCCAGTTCCGCCCGGTCGGCCACAGCTTCGAGGCGTTGCCGGCTCTGTTCCGTGAGCTCACGCTGGGCGTTCGCTTCGGTGGCTGCGTCTGTTGCTGATTTTGCGGCCGTGTCGGCTGTTGTCTTTGCCTTGTTGGCGTCCCCTGTTGCGGTGATGCAATCCTGTATTGCTTTGTCGGCTGTATTGGCGAGGGTCTGCGCCTGTTCGCGCAGTTCCCTTGTGGCGTCGGCCGCTTGTTGGGCGGCAGCGGCTGCGACTTTTGCCGCATCGGTGGCCGGTTGTTTCAGCAGTTCGATTTGGGCGGACGTAAAGTCGGCCCATGTGAACGGGTCGCCCTTGTCTCCTTTCAGAGCTGCCAGCTGTTCCGGCGTAAAGTCGTCGTAAGTGAACGGCAGCCCGCGGGTATAGGCAGCCAGCAGGTCGGACTCGATCACGCCGTCGGAGTCTCCGGGGAGGTGCCAGAGCTGCACGGCCATATCTTCGGGATAATAGACATTTTGCACGCCGTCGGGCATGAGGTCGTTAACCAGTCGCAGGTGCAAATCATGTTTCAGCGTACCCTCGCAAAGATTATGATCCTTGAAAATGACCAGCAGGGCGTCCCCGTCGGGGGTGCAGTTTGAATACACGCCGCCAATGCGTGAAGCCACAAACTCGCGGTTATGCTTGACCCAGTAACGCAGTTCAAAGTCCACCCCGTCGGGAAGTGGCACGAGAGAGCCGGAACCGTTGCGGAAGCGTTCGCGCAGAACAAAGTCGTCGCGGTAGTGAATATGTCTTATTTTGGGCTGCATCATGTCAGGCGGATGTTACCTTTGCCGTCGAGGCGGAGCGCACCGTAGGCCGAGAGGCGGAGACGCGGGGGCACCACTTCAATGCAAAGCGATTTATAAACCGAAGTGTCTGCCGTGGCGACGGCGTGGACAGTTGAACGGCCGAGGGCGACCGGGTGCACCATTCCGTCCGGTGTGACTTCGACCGCCTTGTGGTCGCTGATGAACAGGACAGATCCGAGACCGAAGCGCGGGAAAAGGGACGCGCCTATTTTTTGCGGCACGGGGTTGGTCAGGGTAACGACCGCCGGCGCCGATGCAATATCGACACGTTCCGGGGCGTTCAGGTTCTGAGTGGAGAGCTTCTCCACGAGCGACTCCACCAGTGCGCGGGTCTGTTCTGACCGCTGAATTTCGGCGGCGGCTTTGGTGGCGGCTTCGTCAGCACCGGCGAGACGCTTGTCAATGTCGTTCTGAATTTCCGGAACGTTCACGGACAGGAACAGACGCACGGCCTTGTTAATGTCGCCGCAGGCTTCGATAAGGTCACAAAAGAGCTGCCCCACCTGCTGCGCCGACACGGACTTTGCCGCCACTGCGTCGCGGATAGCTTCGGCACGCTGCATGAGGTCTGCCGTGTCAAGCTGCTGCAAATCATTTTTCGTGAGTTGGTCCATATTGGTAAGGGGTTAAGATTATGAAAAAATTTCGCTGAAAGGGTCGGCAAAAATGCGCGTGAGCTGCTGGTCGCTCTGAACATAGACCGGCTGCTTTTTGTCGAGCAGGTCGAGAACTTCGTCCACCTTTTCGACCACGAGCACATCGCCCGACGGGTCAAGCTGCGGGCGCGATACAGTGGGGCGTTTGGTGCCGGTCTGATAGAGCAGCTCCTTGTATTCGGCAGGGTCTATGTCCGTGGCCGGACTTATATGCCGGAGCGCATAAGCCGAGCGGACGGCAGGGCTGACAACATCTTCCAGCTCATAGCTTATTGCCTGGCCGTCGGTAAGCGTTGCAGTAACGGAGATCCCGTTGCGCTGTGCCAGGGCGAACACGCCGGCGGCGGAGCCCAGAGCAATGACAGCAATGTCGAGAAGTGTCTGTCGGTCGTTTACTGTTATTTGCATAGTGTCATGAAATTTGCACCACGCCGTCGGGCGACAGTGTGAGGGTTGAAACATCGAGGCCGCAGGCACGCAGCATCTTTTTTGTGTTGCCGGGCCAGAACGGGTCAGGCTCCCCGGCGAGCATCAACGGAGCTTCCGCCCCTAATAGCGGGTGTTCCTTGAACTCACCGCGGCAAGAGCGGAGCACCAGTTCGGCAATAAAGCCGGAAGCGTCGGCCACGACAGCCGCGGAGCGTTCCACCAGCAGGTCGCCGGTGTTAATATCTATCTGTAAACCGTTCATTGCTTAATTTTGGTGTTTTCGTAGTCACCGCGTTTTGTAGGTGTGAGCTGGGAGCCGAACCAGGACGCGGCGGCGGTTTTGAGAGCAGCGCCACCGTCCTGAGGTGCGGGCACCCAGCCCGACATTGCGGTTTTTAACTTGTTAATGTCGTTTTCAATCAGGTTAAGGCGTTTTGTCAGATCCTCAATTTTAATGAGGCCGCCAAGGTCGCCGCCGTTAAAAATGATGCTTTCGCGGTTGATATGAGCCGACATCTTTTCTGTGTCTATGCGCACACCGTCGGCGTCCATGACGGCGGAGGTGTCGCCGATCACAATTTCGGCGGACTCAATCTTTTCAGTGAGCAGCACCACGCCGGCGGCACCGTCGGCGACAAAGCCAACTACCACAAACGACCCTTTTTCCGGGAACAGGCACAGGCCGAAATCAGCCTCCTGGTTAGCCTGGAGATTGACACCGAGCAGGGGTGCGCCCTCATTTATGGGGGTGCAGTCAATGGTGCGGGCGGTTTTATCCACTTCGTCCACGGTACACACCAGGGCGACGGTTTCGCCGTCTGGCTGTGCAAGCTGCCGGATAATGTTTCGTAAATCTGACATAACAGTAAAAATTTAAGCGACGCGGAGGCCGAGGGTTATTTCCTGACGGAAGCCGCCGTCGCCATATTTGATCACTACTTTTTTGACCTGGTACACGCCCATTTTTGTGCCGTCGATAATCAGGCCTATTGCGTCCAGAGGGTCCACGAGCTTATAGCCGAAAGTGGTAAAAGAGCCGGTGAGGCCGTCGCGTTTAAGGCGTTTTATTTCCTGCTGCGCCCATGCTTTCAACTCTGTTTCGGTTTTGTTGTAGGTGTGCAGCGTTCTGTGCTCCCCGTCGCTGTCCCCGACCTCAACCTTGATTTTTTTATTATTGGGCATGAGGCTGACCGCTTTAACCCGCAGGCGCATATTTTCGGCCTTTTGCTGCTGGAGGCTCTGGTCTGAAATGATGTTAAGCCCGGTTTTGAACACTTGCGCCGGCGTACTGTCGCGCTCAAAGAGCACACCGCAGTAAAGCACCGGCTCCCCGTCCTCATAGCGGAAAAAGGAGCGGACGCCCTGTTCAGACAGCTTCCCCAGGAGAGAGGCCACAGTGTCGGCGGTCACGCGGTAGGCACCGAGCGACTGTTCGCCCATGATATTGAGGCGGTGGGTAATTCCCTGATCCTTGAGCAATGTTTCAAGAGTAACAGAGCGGTAAGCCTTTTTAACTGCCGGCATCTGTTTGAGCTTGAACATATCGTCCTCGCAGGTAATCACGACCGGCGTTTTGAAGCCGACATCGCGCACCCAGCCGACAAACGCCAGTTGCAGGTTGTCATCGTAGCCCAGGGATATGCGCACACTGTCACCGCGGCGCACCGGAATTTCAGCAGACCCGTCCCACTTCATTTTTTTAGGCAGTGTGATTTTAGCTTCGGCAGTCAGCTTTTCGGTGTCGCGTGTTATCTCCACGGCAGTAACAAAGTCGAGCGACCAGGAGCGGTCGCCCTTAATTTCGATTTTTGCGCACAGTCTGAACATTACTTAAACGGTGTTTAAAGGGTGTTTAATAGTCGTATCTGTTGGGCTTCATGCAGCCGGAGCGTACAGGGTTGCGGGCGTCTGTGTTGCCGTCAGCCGATATGTAAAGCGGCAGGTCGGGCGTGGCTTTCGAGGCCTGGACGTCGCGCAGCCACTTGATCGCGTCGTCATACAGGCACTCGCGACGTTCATGCCCCATGTTTTGCGGCAGGCGGTGAACCATAAGCCACAGGGAAATATTAACGGCAACCTGAACCAGCATGGCGTTGCGGCAAGAACCGACGGCCGCGAAAGCCCGGTCAATGTCATAGCGGCTGCGCAGATATGATGCAATTTCCTCCATTGCGGCGGCTTCGGCTTTCAAGCGGACATCTTCCTTTTCAGTAATCTGCTTAAATTCGTAATCGTCGCACACGCTGCTGTAATCGTCGAGTGTCAGGAACATGGGCGCAAGGGTTTGGGGGTTGCTTCATAAATGGCAATCTGGCGGGCCTTTTCTGCTGTCAGGCCGGGGAAGCGTTTTTGCCGGATCAGTTGCTTCACGCCCTGCATGGAGACGCACACGGGGCGGCCCTGATACACGAGCACCAGGAACTTTTTTCGGTATAGGTCAGCAGAGCGCCGGGCTTCACTGATAGCACGTTTTTTGCGCCAGTCAAACAGGAGGGCGCGGAAATAGTCGAAAATTACCATAATAGATTTTTAGCTGTTTTCCTCATGCCGAAAGAGGGTGTGAACGATTTGACACGGGTATCACGCTGTAAAATCCAGATAGCGCCCTCGTCGGCATCGGGGGCGTCATCGTGGCCGCGCATACCTTTTTCAAAAGCAAGGGTCTGGTCAATGCCGGCAAGCATGTCGGGATCGTCGCGCTGTGTGTCGTCGTATGAGACAAAGCCACGTTCCCACAGGGGGCTGACCGCTTCGACGCGCTGGAACTTGTCAGGCTTTTTGCGCTTGTCGCCTGTAATGGGGAGCTGGTAGCCGCGCAGTTCTCCCTCGCGGCGGAACTCGTCAAGTATTGTGTCCTGCATGAAATTGGCCTCCATGTACCAGCGCACGGC